ATGTTGCAGAAAGATTTGCGTAGTTCAAAAGTTCCCTCTATCTTTGCATCGCATTTGAGAGGAAATGCGGTTAAAAAGGAAGTTTGGGTGAGTGGCTGAAACCACCAGTTTGCTAAACTGACGTACGGGTAACCGTACCGGGGGTTCGAATCCCCCAGCTTCCGCACCAAATCTCAACTTTAAGATGACAAAGAAGAGCTGAGTTTATTGCTTAGCTCTTTTTTGAATCTAATTTTCAATCGGGTGGGTTCGTCTAACGGTTAGGACACATGCCTCTCACGCATGTAATACGAGTTCGATTCTCGTACCCACTACTATTTGGTAATCAGCCTTTTACGATAGCGTAAAAGGCTTTTTTATTGTATTATCTCTTTTTCTTGCACCGTTTCTGGTGGCTTCTGACAGGTATTTATTATATTTGTGGTGCAAATCCGGTGCAAATTTTGCACCTTAATTTGCACCAAACTTCTAATATATTATAGTATGGCAACAGCTAGTTTCTATCTCGACACTCGTCGTTCTAAGAAAGACGGAACATTCCCTATAAAGATTAACGTGAGACATAATAACAAGTTTCTTGTTAGCACCGAGTTTTCTGCTACACCTGAAACATGGACGGGAACAGAGTACTTAAAAGAGGCCAAAAACTACAAAGTTAGAAACGTAGCGATTAGGAACCTAAAAAACAAAGTCGATACTTTAATAATCCTTCTGGATGAAAGCGGGAAGTTAAAGCGGACAAGTGATAAGGCATTGAAAGAACAAATCGAAAGGGCGCTTAAAAATAACTCTGCAACCGAAAAGAAGTTTGTAGGCTACATAGATGATTTCATTGCTACGAAAACCAAAAAGAATACAATTGATTGCTATGTAGGAACTAAAAATAAAATCACTTCATTTGATGAAAACTGCACGTTTGATACGATGACTCGCAAATGGCTTGAAAATTTTGATAGATGGATGTCGGATGCAGGAACGAAGGTTAATACACGCTCTATTCATTTGAGGAATATTCGTTCGGTATTTAATTATGCGATAGATAATGAAGAAACTGAGCTTTATCCTTTCAGAAAATTCACAATAGAAAAGGAAGAGACCCGTAAACGGTCTATGTCGGTTGAGCAACTTGCATTATTACGTGACTTTGAGTGTGAGGAATACCAGAAGGAATATAGAGATATGTTCATGCTGATGATTTATCTTATTGGTATTAATGGTATAGACTTGTTTAATGTAAAAGCACTTGTAGGTGATAGAATTGAATATAAGCGTGAAAAAACGGGTAAATTGTACTCTGTAAAGGTTGAGCCGGAAGCGATGGAAATAATTAGTCGATATAGAGGGAAAGAGTATTTATTAAGCGCTATGGAAATGTCGGGCGGGAATTATAGAAATTATATGATGGCGATGAATAGGGGCCTTCGGAGGATTGGAAACTTCAAACGAAAGGGTAGGGGAGGCAGGAAAGAAAGGGAACCGTTATTCCCAGAAATTACGACGTATTGGGCCCGTCATACATGGGCAACCATAGCGGCAGGCTTGGATATACCCAAAGAAACCATTTCCGAAGCGTTAGGGCATGAAATAGGCTCTTCCGTAACATCTATCTATATTGATTTCAATAGACAGAAGGTTGATGATGCGAATAGAAAAGTAATTGATTATATTAATAGTGTTGGAGGCTGGATGCGATTGAATCAGATTATGAATAGCATAATAGCATTGTTTGATAGCCTATAATAACAATAAAAACTCCGAGCATCTCAACCCGGAGCCTTACGCATTTGTTAAATAACAATGTTAGCTTCTACGTGACAAAGATAAGAATAAAAAACAGGATTCAAGTATGAAACGAGAATCCTGTAGTTTTCTATTTACACAAAATTTTGTATAGTGACATAATATAAAATCAGTATTCTGTATTTCCCTTTATCACTATAGTCTTATTTATATGATCTGTTTTTAAGCACCAAAGAATTTTATAAGTCGTACTAGTTATATGTGAGGCTAGCATACATATAATCAATTTATTATTATCCTCTTCATAAGTAAATATAGCTGTTAGAGTCTTATCTTCTGGTCCTTTACTAGAATGATAAAGCATCTGACCATTATATGTATTATTTAATATAGACTCCGTGTACATCTTATTGCTAGATTCATATGGATATGGTTGAAGCCCTTGTAAACGAGTAAAAAGTGTATTAAGATCATCACCTTCTATCTTGGTTGCTCCTATTCTGTCCAATACCTCTGTTTCAAAATTTCTTCTAGCAATTGGAGGAGTAACAGCAGGAGCAGCTGTAAAACAAATATCGTTTAGTTTCGTAACATCAAATGGCATAATATTAAATTATTTTTTCCTACTCTCTTCCAGGCTTTTCGGAACCCGCCTATAAATTAACTATCTCTGTAAGCTTACATTGCAAAGATATAGGGATAGAGAGCCGACAACAATTATAAATTTTAGATAAGGGAATCAGTTTTTCGGGTACAGAAAGATTTCTTTTGAATGAAAAAGCCCCGACTCCTAAGAATCGAGGCCAACAACTTAATGATAAGATGCTTCTACAGTGCGAAGATAGTATTTCTTTTCGATATGGGCAAAAGAAAGCCTCAAATCAGGGAGTCGGGACGATATAATACAACAAACAACTATATCTATTAAAATAAACTTCTCTGCGAAGGTGCAAGAATATGCTCCAAAAATTCCACGATTTTATATGACTTGTTTTCGTATGCCTTATATTGAGGATTATAGCGTTTGACTATTTTTAATTTCACGCGTACTGCATCACCTTTGCCAAAACGTTCTCCTTCATCTATTTTTTGCATAAGAGCATCGTCTTTTACTATCATTTGTATTTTAAAGCCATTAAACATAAATTGCCAACGACTCCCCGCTTCAAAATTTAATCCTATGATAGTTAAGACTGTATCAACAATTTCGATTTGTTCATCAGGCATAGATGATTCATTTTCAAAGTCAGTATAAATATACTCTTTAAATTCTTGCTTTTTGAAAGTAACAGGAGGTACGTCTTTGCAATTAATACTTAACCCTTCTACATTTACATCAGAATCCGAAGTCTCTATAGATTTCGATATAGCTTCTCTAACCACGCGTTGATTATAGACGTTGATAATTGTAGAATTGATAATAGTTGTATTACTATCTCCTTTGATAGAAATCTCAGACTTTTCATCTTCTGTCTTTGCTGGTTTTCCCTTCAGTATTTTGTATGCGGCAAATACTCCACCAACAACGCCACATAAATTAGAGAGGTAAGACATTGAATCACCTGAGAATACTTGCTTAAACAGGCTTTCAATTACAGAAACATCTACGACAAAAGACCCCTTTTCAAAAGCATTTACTTTTAATTCAATATTCTTAGTTCCACCGCCCAACTCTTTATTTGATTCAGTAATAATAGTTTGGTAGTGAATTAATACATTAATCAGGGTGTTAGCATCTATTTGATGTTCCTGTCCTTCAAACTTTATTTGCATACTTCTCTTTTTCATTGTGTTTATCCTTTGCAAAGGAATACAAAAAAGATGATTTATCAATAACCAAACACTATGTTTTTAGTACATACTACACAAATATACATAAAAATGTTCACCACTCCCACAAATTATAACTCACCCCGATCCCAACATAGGCAACTTATTTAACTACCTTAACTATAGAATTAACGATGAGACGGCCAACGTTGCAATAGCTTATTTGGGTACTTCTGATTATATTCTAATATCAATATATCATATAACCCTTGCTTTTCTTCATATCCTGTACTTGCTATTAAGTCTCTATTGTATTCGTCAGCACTATTAATAGTGATATTTCTCCCTTTCTCTTGCATTCTACATATATTACTATTAATAAGATTGGCTACATCTCCACGCAAATCACTCATATAATCAATCAACCTATTGTCGTTATCTTTTATATAAATATTTTCCATATCATGATAAAATTAATATTGTTAGCAAAGATACTACTTCTTTCTTGATATATAAATCATCCAGCCCACAATAATCACCACGACCAGCACAGCCAATGCCCAGATAATACCTCCGATTTGCCGAGGTACTGTCGTTTCATCTTTTTGCTTATCTTCTTCCTTCCTTTCCTGAACAACCGCCTTTATATTATCATTCACAACAGCAGACTGATTCAAGTTCGTGGATTTATCCTCCTGCTTCTGTTTGTTACTTTCCCGCTTTGTGGTTTTCTTTGTCTCGGACTTGACAGGAGGTCTACCCGTACCCGGATCGGTTGGCTTATCGGTATCATAAACGGTTGTCACTTCTTCAACCGTTTCGGCTACATTCTCGTTCTCCGTCTTATTCACCTGCTCACTGACAGAAGTGGTATCTTTTCTCTGATGGTTGCCAACAGATTCAATGGACGTTTCCTGTTTCATAGTTGATTTGTGGCTACCACAAGAGCTAAGCCATACTGCCGGTAGCAATACAATAATATAGATTGACTGTTTCATAGCTTCAGCACTTGTTTTCTGTTTCTACCTTCACGGAATGATACGTGAACCCATGAAAAGTCTTTTTCATCGATCAATTGATCGAAAGGTAATTCTTGCCGGATGATCTCAAACAGCTTCCGGTTTTCCTCCTTACTTCCTACCGTAATATCAGCTGCCTCGCCTAACCGGTGTTGACTGGATGTTGCCCCGTTAACGCTCCGGTTGAGGATAGCGCTTCGATAACCGGAACTTACCCGGATGGGCTTACCGTACTTTTCCCGAAGTGGGTCGAGAACATTCTCAACCAGCTTCGTTAAATTGTGTATAGCTTCGGCCGTTGGGTAATTGTCGATTCCACGCGCTACGGCCGTATCGCTGTGGCTAAGTTCTTTGATTGTAAAATACTTCATTTTGTTGCCTCCTTCTGATAATTAGTTAAAAACGGTATGTGCTTGATAAACTCGACGCTAACGACGTAATACAGGAACGATACAACTTTATAGAATGCAGTTCCGGACGTAGCCATTAGTTTCAAATTGCGTAGAATATTCACGCCATAAAAGTAGAATATTGAGTAAGTTATAAACGATACGCATTGTAAGGCCCCGTCCGGATTTCCTTTGTGATCGCCGATAAAGTAAATAGCGGCTACGAGCAGAAAAAATACCATCGCTTCAATGATGCACCGGAATGCCTTCTTTAAACTGAAACTTTCATTATTGGCCAGTAGGCCGGCGGCCAGACCAAACAGGAAGTTAAAGAAGAAAAGAGCAACAAGACTTTTAATATCTCCGCTGATCGGGTTTAAGTAGGCTGCTAAGCCGGTTAGCAAACCTACAAATAGATTTTTCATGTAGTCAATCATCGTGTTTTACTTTTGTTTTATTTAGTGGTTTTCTTTGAGGACACCGCCGGAGTGATCGTTTGCTTAACTTCTGCCGTGATCTGATCGAATACTTCAAAGTGCGCTGCAACATTCTCCGACTCCGGAAGGGACATTTGTTTGCTGCCCGATTCTAACAGCAAATACCCGATATACCGCCCGGAGGTTACGGGTTGCTTACCTGTAGGGGTGTCAATCTCTTCCGTGACCGTTTTAATGATTTCACAATGAAGGCGGCTGAGATTATCGTTATTGACACTGTAGTTTACATTGTACTGATAATCTCCTGAAACGGCTTTACCGTTTACTTGAACTGTTCTTGATTCTTCTTGAAACATAATTTATTGATTTTGAGAGTTAATAATTACTTTGTCTAATTCATTATAAATAGCGGTTTTCACCACTGCGAGTATCGGAGCCGGATCAACGTAATTTCGAATGATATTTGCACCTTGTTCGTCAACTTCAACTTCACCCTCTTTGTATATCCGTTGGGCAAACTCCAATTCACCCAAATCGGGTGTATTACAGTAAATAGCGTTTCCTACTGTTTTAGCTACGTCGAACTCTTTAATTTCTCCGTCAATAGCTGTTTTTACTTTAATTCTTCTAAAATTGATTTTCATATTCTATTTCTTTTGAATTTATTATTGTAATCTGCGCTCACAATGGGTATTTACCAAACATTGCGACCTACAACGAACACACGGAATGGACAATCACGGGGCCCGTTGTTTGCGTCAAGCATTAAAACCTCAAAATAAGAGTTGTTTTGTGTCTCTACCTGACCGAATACCCAGCCATACCCCCCTAAGCCTTGTACTAAAACAGCGTACTGCAGATGCTTCAAACTGTGGTATATCCTGTATTTTCCAGTAGCTATTTTCTGTGCACTGGTTAAGGTGCACCCGTTGCCCCATTCATTAGTGACTGTACCCGCTTGATATACATATCCGGTACACAGCATTCCGGGAGCGTTCCACTTTTCACCGCCCCTTTGGGCGAAAATATGACTTCCATACGATTCTATCGAATTTGCAGTGCCTGCGTTAGCTAAACATCTTAGAGCAAAACCGGAACTTCCGTATGATTCAATACTTAGACCACTGTAATTGTCGTTTCGTATGGACATCAATGCAGTGCGTGAAGTTGTAGGGCTGTCCCCCTCTTCGTTAATACGAAGGAATTTATTACCGGACATGTTTAACAGGATCTTAGCCTGCGAATTGCTTGCCGAAACAAGAGAGCCTCCCGATATATTCCAGGCACCGATCTTTGCACCATCAGTTACCGTAAGGTTTCCGGTTGTGATCCTCTGTGCTGAAAATGCCTGTGCCACCACTTCCGCAGCTTCAATCACATTGGCAGACAGTTTGCCGTTTGCGTTGATGGCGGCTGTCTGTTGACCTGTGTTATTTTGGAATAGCAGGTTATCGGCTTTCAGAATGATTTTTCGGGACGTGATGTTGATTCCGGTTTCGACTAAGCCGTTTTGGGTGGCGGTGACACGACCGTCTGCGGCTTCGGCTTTGTTATTGGCTGTGCCTGCTAAGGAATTGGCGGAATTTGCCGCTTGTTCTACTACGCTTAATTTTGCGTGGTCTGAACTTAGAGTTAACTCAGCCGCACTTAATCGCCTACCTTGATCATCCACTTTGTTTGCAGTTAAAGCTATGCTTTCCTGCGTCTGCTTTATTTCGGTATAGTATCCGTATGTGCGGACGGGTTCAGTTCCATCGGTGCGAACGGGGAACGATGTATTATACGAACCGTGATAATCGGTTTGATAAACGTTGATTACGTTTGGGTCAATAGTATCATCTACGGTTACGTCATACATAGAACCGCCCCTAATACCCATTCTACACGTAGACGTTTCAGTTATTTGTCCCAAATCAACAACTATCTTTGCACCCGCAGAAGTCCATGCTTTAGTATAGTCAAAGATATTGGTTACTGCTGGCAACGAACCCCAACCCGAACCGGACATCTCAAACGTTAAGTTCATAGAAAAACCGCCATCATGTGTACCGTATGAAGGTTTTCCGTATCCCGCATCAAGAGGCCTACTTATTTCAACCCTTGTTTTGTGGTAAACCGGAATACTTATAACCAACGGGAAAAACTTATTATTGTCCCATCCTCTTAAATCTATTCGCTTTGATATATGCCTATTGGTGGTACTATTAATAACACCAATATCACCAACAACAGACGTGATACTTTTTTCGGTCTGTTCGACGCGTGAAGCAAGTCCGGTAACACGTCCATCAACGGTATTTATCTTTTCAACGGTGGATGTTATCTTACCTTCGACTGCACTAATTTGACTATTGGTATATTCAGCACCTTTATAAACTGCATCCTGAAAATTGGGACTCCATGCGGTTGCAATTTCACCCGCTTCTACTTTAAAGTCTTTCACCCATATATAAGCCCAATCAATTCTTTCTATATCAACAAAATTATATACATCCTTTTGTTCCTCTGTGTTTTTCGTTACGTTAAATGTATGCTTGAAATAACTCCATTGGTTATCTGCTGTTGATTTAACAATTACGTTTTCAGAATCACACACATCAATAGTAAAACCAACTGGGGTATTTTGACTACCTTTAATCCATCCGGAAACGGTATACTTACCGGGGATAGGCGGGATAATATTAGGTATCCGCATAGCTCCTCCATTACCTTGTGAACCAACCAAATAGAAGCCATGCAGAGACATTTGCCTTTCAATAGTAGGAGATGGATATAAAGTATCAAGCGTTGAACTTGTGTAACTATACAGGTTGTTTGCCCCAATACCCAAACTTTCAACTTTAGTCTTAACAGACAATTCAATTTTCCCGTCAACGGCAAGTATTTGTGTGTCGGTGTACTTTTTTGACTCAGTGAAAGAATCTTTAGAGGCAGGCTTCCATCCGGTCGCCGTGTCTCCTATTTCTATTTGAAAGTTATTGATCCGGCAAACTGATTCAGCGCCTAGCTGTATATATGCAATAATATCAGTATCCAAAGAGTCCTCTATATCTTCGGGGACTTTGATAGTGTGAACGTACCTACCTTTGTCAGCCGTGGGGCTGGTAGAATCTACATACTTAAATGCGCCGATATAGTAATATTGGGATGTGCCCGATTTATAAATAGCTTTTTCAAGCCCGAACCTTTGTGATGATCCCATCTTTAAATTGCTATACGCATAGTCGAACGAAATTGTTAAGGTTTTGCCTTTTAAATCCGTCCACGCTTTTGATAACTGAAACGCATATTGTGCGCCTGATCCATCCAACGCCTGTTGGGATTGTAACATCAGGTTTTCGCCTCCGATATTTAATTTTCTTTCAGTTGCAGACGGTATCCAATTAGCTACACCCACACTACCCTCGGTGATTACAGCCCATTTAATGTATGTCTCCGTTGATTCCTGTTGGGGAAACTTATAGAAGTAGAAATATGCCCCATCCGGATTAATAGGCGTTATAGGCTGCGAAAGTACCGTTTCTTCTGCGCTTTTCGGCAAAGTGCCTATCCAGCCGTACGAAGGATTGTTATACGCCCTGATAACATCAGAGTCCGCACACTTATAGCACACTGTAAGGGTATAGGTTTTGCCTGCTTCTAAATGAACGTCATACTTATACGCTCCCATTTGATAGGGGTTGGCATTTAGTTTGTGGTTAGAGTCGTAAAGCAGATTAACGTCCGCTACTTTCATACTGCGTATGGCAAGCTCGATCTTTCCCGGTATAGCCGCTAACTCGGTAGCAATATTACTAAACTCCTGTTCGATGCTCTTTCCATTTCTCAGAATGAAAATACCTTTCAGGAAACAGTTCATCGCATACAGGCC